AGTTAGTTTCTGAATTAAGACAAACAAATACTATTGGAAATGCTGCTCAAAAAGGATCTAGTGCTTTTAAATTGCTTGATGTGTTAACAAATCAATTGCAGTTAAATAGAAATATTAATGCTCCAAATCTACCAAATAATTTTATTGGACCAAATATAAGTGGAGAGATGTTTAATAAACAAGTCTCATCTGATTTAACCCCTTTAGCAGCTACAGCAATTGCTGGCAGAGTACAACAAATAAGAGATAGTTTAGATTTAGCTCGTAAAGTTACTGAAATACAAATAGGAAAAACAGCTCAAGGAACTGCTTTAGGTACTGCTTTCGATCAAGCAAAAGAAGGAGCAGTAAGAACTGCTTTAGATCAAATTGCTTCTCAGTTTAAGTTAGAGAATATGGGTAATTATCTTGATGTATTACAACAAGAAGCTAGATTTTTAAATCAATTAACCCAAGATCAAAATTCTATTTTAGAAAGCACATTACCAAAAAGTATAAATGACAATTTTAATACTGTTATTACCCGAGAAGTAGGTACAAAATTAACTACATTAACTACATCATTACAAAATGTTATTAATAAATTAGCTACCGATACAAAGAGAACAAATCTTTTAACTGAAAGATCTAATCTTTTGCCAGTTGCAAGCGTAGGTACTAGAAAAGCTATTTTTGATAGAATAGCTCAATCACAAGATTTAACAGATCTTCCTAAAGGAGTAAAATTTATAGATGATAAAGAAAGAATATCCTCTTTAAAAACAGAAATAAAAGATTTAGAAAGCTATTTAGAAAGTTTGAAGACAGTTGGACAAGCGCAGATACAGCCAATTACTAAAGAATTGCAGAGATATCAACCACAAACAGATATGGATGAAATTTTATCTGGCTTGCAAAGATATCAAACAGAAGAACAGGCAATGCAATCTACTATTCAAAGCGCGAAAATTTCTTCTGAAGCAGAAGCTAAATTAACAGAAGCTAAATCTACTCTACAAAAACTTAGTAAATATGAAGGAAGTGATCCTAAAAAATTAGAATCACTTTTGGAAAGTTTAAAAAGTGAACTAATTAGATTGAACGAACCTACAAAACAAGATTATTTAAATACTACTTATGAAGGACTTGCAAAACAAATTTTTAGAGATTTTAACCAGCAGATGTCTATTGAAGACATAAAATCTTTAAAAGAAAACGCTCGTAAAGAAAGAAATTTAGCGACCGAAAAGCCTTTGATGGATGTAGATGCTAAAGTAGGTACTGGCTCAGGACAAGGTTCAAAAACTTCGACAGATGGTGGTGTAAAACGAGATATTCCTAGCCAATTAAGATTATTAAGAGAAAATTCAGATAGAATTACAAGTTTGCTTGCATTTAGATTACAAAATGACAAAGAACTTATTGACCTTAATGAAAAAGTAAATGCACTTTTAAAAGGTGATGCAGTTGACACAGCCAAAAGAGCAGAATTAATTAAGCTTCAAACTGAATTAAGAGCAAAAACTTTAGAACAAGAAGGTAAAGTCGCAGAAGAGTTATATAATTTATATTATAAAGAGTCATATGGAGAAACTTTCTTTAAGGATGAAAGAGCAGCTTTTGCTAACGCTAAAATCGAAAATGAAGCTCGTCAAGGAAGAGTAGATATTGGAGCCATAACAGAAAAGAATACTACTTACAATAGAGCCGATTTTGCTAGAGACACTGGTCAATTGATCGACACTTTCCAAACTGATTTCAAATCAGGTATTGCTAGTGCATTTGGTGAAGCTATCAAAGGAACTAAAACTCTTAAGGATGCATTTAGAGATATGTTCCAAGGCATCTTAAATAGAATGCTTGATAAGTCTTTAGAGATGGGAGTTGATGCTTTATTTGCTTTTGGTAAAGCTGCAACTGGCAGAAAAGATGGTGGATTAATCAGAGGTTATAATTCTGGAGGTATGGTTGTTGGTGGCTCTGGAATGAAAGATGATGTACCCGCTATGATGAGTGGCGGCGAATACGTTATCAAGAAGTCTTCTGTTAAAAAATACGGTTCTGATTATTTAAGAGCTTTAAATGGAGGTATTGTTCCTAAATATGCAACTGGAGGATTCTCTATAGGCCCATTGCAGAATGAATTCTTATACAATGATCCTGATCGTCCAACTTCTGGAGAGTTTGCTATTGATTCTAGACTATCAGCCGCAGCTTTAACTGACGAGAATAATCCTCAAAATAGATTAAGACAAGATCGTTATGAAAAGCTTGATCAATACTTACAAGACAGATCTCAATACGAGAAAGACAAACAGCAAGCTATTAAAAATTACAAAAATCAAGTAAATAGCACTTTCTATTCAGGTTTAACTGCTGCTGCTGTTCAATTAGGTGCTGCTGGCCTTACGGTTGGAGCAGCTAATATGAGAACTAATGCAGCAACATCTGCTGCAAGAGGTCTAGAACCCGGAGGCAACTTAACTCAAGCTCAATTAAACGCTCAATATGCAAGAAATCTTAGGTCAAATGGTGGTTATATAGCTAGATTTGCTGGCGGTGGATCAACAGGTAAAGATAATATTCCTGCCTTGTTAATGGGCGGCGAATATGTCATGAACAAGAAAGCCGTAGATATGTACGGCAGAGACTTCATGAATCAATTAAATACTGGTACATTGCCTAAGTATGCCAGTGGCGGAATGGTTGGTACAAGCTATACAGCAGGTCAAAATGTACCTGAATCTAGCGTGACCGAACTAGTCGCTGCTCTTAATACATTGAATGAAAACCTTTCCAAGGGCAATGACATCACCCAAGCTGAGTCAGGTAAAATTTCTGCTGCTGGAGCAAATCAAGAATCTGGAATGTCTGTAGTTAATAACATTTCAATTAATGTTGCTCAAAGCGGCGAAGTCACTTCTGAAGCTAATGCTACCACTCAAAATGGCGGCTCCAATACCAACAAAGATCAAAACAGCATTCAAAACAATGCTAAACTTGCTGAACTACTCAGAAGCAAAGTCGTTGAAGTATTGGTCGAGCAGAAGAGACCCGGAGGATTACTTTACGCCAGCAGATAATTCTTTAATCTTAGAATCTATAGTCAGTATAGCCTGATTATAGATTTGCTCTATATTATTATCTTTAGCTAGTGGCAGATTAAGAAAAGGGGTCTTCTCTACCTTTACAATGAATGCTTGATTCAAGTATTCTTTGCCTGTTGGTTTATTTAATGTAATGCGATATCGTTTTATATATACTTCACCTGTCAGGAAGTTGTCTTTAATCTTTTCGTTTAGAATTACAGTGATCGAAGCCTTCTCTCGCTTTACGTCCAATACAGAAAAAAACTTGAGAGCCTTTTTATTGTCTTTGCCTAAAATCAAGCTTACTTTTGCGCCTTTACCAGATCCGCCTTCTAATTCTGCTTCACTAAAATCTTGAGTGAATTTTCCATTGTTAATTAAATTAACTTCAGTAATGCCTCCATTACTATTAACAGCTTTAACTTGGAGAACAGCTTTTTGATTTTTGTCTATAGATGATTCAAAGTAAGAATTTTTACCAATGGTTACATATTCATTTACTTTGTATCCAGATCCAGATTCAGTAATATCATTAATTAATGCTGTATAGTAAGTAGTAAAATAGCAATCAATAGTATCTCCATCTAAGATCAGGTCTCTTACATTGTTGTCAAATTTAATTAATGAACTTGATTCTATAGTAAAAGACTTACTATAGTTAATAACATCAGTTCGAACAACGGAGAATTTATCTTCGTTGCCAATGATTTCTATTTGCTTGCTTGGTTCAATTGTAGACCAGTTTGCTAGATTATTAGAATATATGTATTGGTCGCCAAAAGAAAATAACACATCCGTCATATACTACATTATATTGTCAATTACTGCTTTTACAATAGGATGTTTTGCGCTTTCTGATTCATATCCGCTTATTTTGATCTGTGGATCTGAAATGTAACCGCAACCCAATTTCTCCATTGTTAAAGAAAGTAACTCTCCTTTTGAACCTCTGATAGCGTGAGCAGAAGCAGTTAGACCATAGTTGAATTCAGTTTCTTCAGGAGGAGAGATGGTGACGCAAGGGACAGACTCTGAGCAACCATAACCGGGGTCAATAATTTGTATATCTACTATGTTATAGAAAGCATTAAACTTATGAATCTTTTCGCAGTCATGAACATGGTGCATTTCTGTTCTGCAAGACAACTCTCTTAGAAACTTTTTGTTGTTTTTAATAACTTCTGTTTGCCTATTATTAGGAGTCTCTAAAGAAATAATGAAGTCAATATCAAGCTTCTGTAATAAAGCATTTCTTTTTGCAGTCATTTCTTTGACTTTTTTATCAATAAGATTTTCTTTTTTCCATATGGAGTTTCCGTCAGGAAGAAATTTTCTATACTCTAGTATGCTTTGATCAATATGCTTTTCTAAAGGAACAATGTAATCTACAACTTCATAGTTTATACCTACAAGTTCTAGGCGATCTAAATTTTCCATCAAGTCGAGAGAAGATTGCACATATTTATGACTGCCATTTATAAAATATACGATGTAGTGTTTCATTTTAGTAAGTTATTACTATTGATAGTTCTAATGCTTGGATATGGAAATTATATAAAGGAAATCTATTACCCGATCTTGCAGATAAATGTGCAAAAGCTAAGTTCTTAGCACTCTTAAATTTCCAGAAAGTTGGATTAGTTATTGATGTATTATTACCATAAGAAACAGTATTGGTATAATAATTTGCATAAGGAATATTCTTTAACGTAACCTTAATTACATTATCATCTCCCGGTATTATTTGTGTTTTATCTACTTCACTAGCAACGAAATCTTCTCCAATGAAGCAATATACTTTTATAGCCTTTGTCTTATTAACACTTCCAATTGTAAAGAAAACAGATAAAGATTCGCTTTCTAATACTGGAATTCCAGCATAAAAAGTAGAATTTGGTATGCCCAAACCAAATGAAGCTGCTGTTTGTTGGTTTATAGTATAAACAGTAAAATTGTTTGGTTCTGCATTTATAAGCATCTGAACATTTTTAGTATTAACTCCAAGTTCAGAAAAGTTATTTTCAGGAGTGACATTTATTGTATTAAAAGATGAATTGAGCAATCCATCATTTAATAGAGTATCAAAAACAGTTTTTGCACTTGCTTCTGTATTTGAATTTTGAGCGTTTATAGGAACTGCATAAAAATTTGTATAATCAGGAATTAGACTCTTTATGTTTCCAGTAAACGTGCTGTTGATTAATCTCGTTATAGAGATGTCGAAAAATTCTTCGCTTCCTTCGCCAAAAGAGCTATTTGTTATTTTGCGATTAGCCCTAAAGGCATTAGATGCTACTGATTCTGATTCTACTCCTCTTAATAATTGAGGGGTAAGACTTGTGTTAGCAGCTAAAGCTCTTGTGAAAATCTTATTACCGTTTAGAACATAAGCTCTCTTGCCAGTGGGTATTTTTGGTGATAATGATGCATTTGGTATATTATCTCTATTTTGTAAAGAGAGTTTATAATAAGCCATAGTACCATCTGGATCTGAAGATAATACTCTGTCGTCTTTAGCTCCTATTGCTAGGTTTGCATTTGTAGTAGGCTTATAAATTACACTCCTTCTAGAAATTGCATAAGCTGGTGCAGCAAGCGTATTTACGCTAGTGTCAAATATATTTTCAGTTAGTATAGTCTTATTAATTGTAAAATGAAGATATCTAGTATCAGCATCTTTCAATACAGACTCTAGAGAGAAAGATAATGGAATAGGTGATTCTTGTTTTATAATAATTGGATCACTAATTTGTGCATAAACTTTTCCTACATTATTATCTTTATCAATAAAGCTAGAATAATAATCTAAGATATTTCTTGCTGTTGCTGCATTTGAATTAAATTGCCAAGCAAACATGAATGAATCTACAGCTATCAAATAAGCATTATATTGAGTAGAATCAAATCCTTTACCATTATCATCACTTAAATCATTGAAATTAAATATAGATTGGTTATTTGGTACTGTTATAAAGTGAGAGTCAGTAATTTCTTTTCCGCTAGTGTCATTGACAGAGAATGGACTTCCATCAGAATTATGATTTATTGAATTTGTTCCAAATGCAAATTTGTTTTCGCTAGGCATTAATAGCAAATAAAAATAATTAACAAAAGAGCTTGCTGTGTCTTGCTGAATAGTGAATTTTAATCTATTTGATCCTTGGGTTGTAACAATAGAGTAATCTGCTCTTGTGTCGTTTAAAATTGCATCTAAAAATCCTTTTAAATTAGTATCTTGATTGTCATAAGTCACTAGCAAAAATCCATTTACATTCTTAAAATCATTAGAAGTAGATCTCATTCCAGCTTCCGTGAATGTTCTCTTGTCTATCGCTAAAGAGAAGTCTCTATATTTAGCAAAAACATTTGAAGTCTTATAGTTGTATGTATTATCGTTAGTGTTATCTTCATCAAATGTTAAATAATCTTGCCAGTTTGAAACATTAAGATACTTGCTATAACTAGTGATAAAAGCTTCTTTTGTATTTACTTTTTCGGGTATTATTACTATTGAATAAGGATAATCAAGATTATTGAATTTGTTTGGATTTTTTATGAACTGCAAAGGTAGGTTAAATGATAAAGATTCTGAAGGTTTAATGGATTGAACTTGAGAAGGTATGGCTGGTTGAAAGTATTGTCCCTTTGTTAAATCAATTGGAGAAGTAAAAGCGTAAACTTTATTGTTTAAAGTGATTGATGAATTTGTGTTTACATCATCATAAGTAATTGGAACAACTGGAGATACGAATAACTCGCTTGAATTTTGAGAGTTTAAAGCTTCAACATAAGTTAATGGAGAGCTATTGTTAATATTTGCGCCGTAGATTCTTATAGATCCTTTTATATTACTCTTGTCCACAACAGTACTTATATAAGATTCATAAATATCAATTGGAACAAATTTAAAATCACTAGAGCTATTTGGATTAAATTCTGATCCATAAAAGGCTTTATTAAATATCTTGAAGCCTATTGTAGTGTCTTTTATAGAAGAGTCGTAAAAGATTTCAATCAATACCTTGCTTTGATCTACTACTCCATTAGCCTCTGCAACGCCAAGAGTAAATAATGCTCTTGAAGGGGCGGAAGCTTCTGGTGCTGGTGGTTTTGCTGGCGTGATATTTAATCCAGATTCTATTTGAGCATACTTTAAGTGATACATCTGCGAGCCAATTACTGTATAATTACTTCCTTCTGTAGACTCTTGTATTCTAAATACTCTATAGAAATCATAATCACTATCCGTAGATCCATTAAGATTTCCAGAGTTTTCTAAAGCCCAAGTTATTGACTTTGGAGACATTCCTGATGCTCCTGTAAAGTAAGACAAACCAGTTACATTTAACGTAGAAGCTATTACTGGGGCTAGTCCAGTAATTCTAATTGAATCATAATATTGACCAGTAATTAAGTTGCCGCTTCCTACTATGAATGAATTAGTAAGAGGCTTTCTATAATCATTATAATCAAGGTTACTGGTAACGATACTGTTTCCTGCTGCGTCTTTAAAACTAGGATCTAGATTATACTTGGGAGAAAGTATGGTTAGCTTATAATTTTGATTTCCAGAAAAGTTAAAATCAAGTTTTCTATCTAGAGTTAGTATTCCAGTAGTTACATTTGTGTCTCCAGAGATGTTAATATTATTTAATCTTCCGCCTACTGTTTTATATTTTCTATTATAATCGTAGACTTTAATTACATCTCCGGGTTTTAAGTATACGCATTCTGGGCCAGCTTCAAAAGAAACTGTTTCTGTTTCATTGTATTCTGAAGCTAATAACCATCTGCCAAGTCTTTGAGCTTGGCCTCTGCTTGTGCATCCAAAGGCAGTTAATTCGGTTTCTTTAAAACCAAATTTTCTAACAGCCTCGATATTTTCTACATATTCTACTGCTGGTTTATAAAAATTATTCTTATCAATATATCTAATATAGACCACAGAATTTCTGTCTTTTAATGATGTAGATTCGTAAGTAAAATTACCATCAGATACATTTGAATTAGTGAAAGAATAAATAGGGGTATCTTCTGGCATATCATTTATGGCGTAAATGAATCCATTTGAATAATAGAACATTCCTCTAAATACAGAAGCCATATCAGACAATACTTTAAGAGCATCATCTTGCGTTTGTAAATAAACGTTACATGTAAATCTTGGTTCTACTCCTCCAAATCCATCTGAGACAAGTTCATCGCAATATTTAGCTATTTGATAAAGAGACCATTTGTCTACGTCATTTTCTGTAACATAGTTACCTACTCCATATCTCTTATTTGTTAAAAGATCATAGAAACACCAAGCTGGATTATCTGTCCATTCTTTTTCAGTTTTAAATTCTCCATCCCAATAATCATTTGATGTAGAATAAGGCAATACTCCTGCTACGTCATAAACAGTAGTTTTTCTAGAAAGACCTTCTGAGAAAAGATTTCTCGCAAATGATTTAGCCAAAGAAAGCCTGTCGAAATCAATTTGATTTACTCTAATAGAATCAGCATAACCTTGTATTTTGCCACCGAAGCCAGCGGGTGATGTAAAGATTTCTATTTGATTATTATTAGTTATAAAATAAGAAGGAATGAAAGGACCAGTTTTTGTATTTACTGCGTCGTAAATTTGTCCAGCAGCAAGAGGGATAAGCACTTTAACTTCACTCTGAGAAGAACTTAAGCTTACTGAAGTAGAAGATCCATCGAATGTTTTATGATATTCTAGTTTGTTATAAGCATTTAAGGCTGCTTGAGTAAGTGAAGCTACTTGCGCTCTTTGATTTATTTCATTTTGCCAATTAGCGTCTGTAGTAGGTCTGTATAAAGCTCCAACACAAAGAGTTTGATAAGCATCATAATTTGAAATATTTATATTACATTGAATTTGCTTTTCTAGGTTAACTAGAACATCTATCTCTGCATTTAATATGTCTGGGAAGTATTCTTTAGTAAGCCTTCTTTCAATAGCGGGGGCATAAATTGGAGTTTTTCCTGCGACACCTGTAGTAACCTGACCTTGATTAAAATTACAGTATATATATTTATAACAAGTTTCTGGTAAGTTGTTAATATCTACTATAAGAAGTATCTTCTTTAAAACTTACTGCTTTTACTAAATAAAAATCTTTTAGTTCTTGTGCTAACGCTCTTTCGTTTCCATCTGTTGTCGTCCTTCTAACCGTTATATAGTCATTAGTCCAAGTTTTATCTGATATATTTATGTTAGTTACTCTACTTGCGTTTGTGGTGTACGATATACTTGGTTTTACTACTTTTGGAAGTATATAGAAACTAATTCTTGTAAAATTCGCTTTAAGTTTAGTCGTAGAATATTTCGTTGACTCTAAGGCTTTTGTAATGGTATAATTTTTGCTTTCATTTGGAGAAATAACTGTAAGTATCAAGCTTACGTTTTCTCCAGATATCGTCATGGAAAGATTAAACTGATTGCTTCTATGGATTAGAGTATAGTTTCCGTTTCCAATACTGCTTCCTAATTTAATAAAGAAGTCGCAATAAAAACTACAAAATCCTTGGTCTTTTAAAGAAAAATTATTCGGGCCATTTCCTTTCCAATATCTTTGTGGTATTAAATCCCATTCATAATAGTTGTTTTGAGCTAAATTTCCTCCTGTATAATTATAAGCCTTTGTTCTTTGACCATTAGCGCATAAAGTTTTTAATGGCATTTTTATATAAGTGTCTGACTGCACGTTGAGAACGTTTGTACTATAAGAGCCTACAATAGAACTAACGGTTGTTACGTTATTTCTGGTTACGTTCCATTTATTGTTAAGCCAGTTTCTTATTTTAATACCATCTGATTTTGATAGAGCTTTATTATATACTAGTATTTCAAATACAGTACATTTGCTTGAAGTTGGTGTAGAATAATTAATAGCTAAACCTTTTGGAGCATCTACTCTATAATATGGTCTTACAAAGTAATTAGTATTTTGCCAAAATATATTTACATCTTTTAGATTGTTTACGCTTGCTCCTACTATATATGTATTTGTATCGTTAGAAGTATTCCAATAATTAGAACGATTATATGGATAAAAATTAGGATTCATGACTCCATATATTTGCGCTCCTATTATAAAAGTACTATTAAATTTAGCGTCAAATCCTAAAACAAAAGAATCTGCTGAAGTAGAAGAAGAAAGTATTCTATTTCTTTCTGTGTTAGTTGCGGTATCGTCCCATTTACAGACAGCAAATACAGTATAATTATTACTAGCATCAGCTAATGGAGTTGCTTCAACTTGATAAACAAATTTTGCTTTTTGAGTAGTTGTAAATGAAACACCATAGCTTCCATTTGGACTTTGTTCTGAATATGATGACCCATATGTTGGCCTCTCAGCACTTCCATTTGGAGATGCATAAGTTCCGTTTCCTAAAACGCATTTTATAGTTGATCCAGCTACAGTATTGGGCCAATTAGTCACTGCTCCTGCTGAAGTAGTAGTTAAAGAAGGGTTGCTTGCATCAAATTGAGCAATTAATCCATCTGTAATTGGAGGATTAACATTGTCTGAATTTGTATATACATTGTTTTCTCCAACAAAGAAATCTGTTGTGATTACTTTATCAGTTTTAGCGAATGAATTAGTAGCTGTAATTGAAAGTGGAGTTGTATTTCCATAGGTTTTTGTTATTGGATCATAATTAGCAGGAACCTTAACCTTTAATAATTTGACATCATAAGATCTTTCTGGAATCTTTGAGAAATACGCAGCGTTAAACTTAGAAGTTACAATAGCGGAATTTGTATATCTAAACGAAGAAGAATATATTTCAGTAATACTTTCTAAACTTATGAAAGAAGCTCTTGAAGAATAAGTGTCTTCTGGGGTGATCTTTAATACTGAAATATCCCAACCTAACCAATTTTCATTTTCATTCAATGAGAGAAAGTTGGAAGAGGTATCAAAAATAATTTGTTTAGAATATCCTTGAGTAATTTTTCCTTTTGATTCTAGTTCAAATATTTGAGGGAAAGTGTCCACTGTGACAGCTAAGTCTTTAGAATCATCAATTACTTTGGCTTTATCTGAAATTAGATCAAGTACTGCGGAGTTGCCATTGTAGCCTTCTTTGTAAATTGGCGAAATTCTTATTCTTATTTTAAAGTTGTGACGAATTACAGAACCCACACCAGCATCTAATGTTTGTCCATTCGTTAATTCAGTATCTCTACTTGTTGGATCTAATGTGAATGTAGCACTGCTTACGTTTGCGCTTGTTACTCCTTCTATTTTTAAACCTCTTTCTGATATTGCTTTTAAATCTTGATATTTTAAGCTGATATAAAGAGAAGAAACTCTAAAATTAAGAGAAATCTTTTTGCATTCTCTGTTTAAAATGCGATAAGTCCTCTGATAATCTAACACTTCGTCTTCGGTTGCGGCTAGTAGATTTGGTCCTCTGAGCCTCTCTCCTATTGAACGGATGTAAGAAACATTGTCGAACTCTCCTCCTGACGAACTTCCTTCTGGAGTTCCATTAGTTGTTTGGATGTTTATTTGTTGGAAATTATATTTATCTTGGCTATCTAAAAGAGGGGTTTGATTCCATTGAACTGATCTTAAATATTTTGATTCTCCATCGCTGCCCACAACTGATGGGTATTCATTATAAGTGACTTTTTTAAATCCTAGGTCTCCAACTTGCCCTGAAAAACTATATTGCCCCTCAAGAAGACCTCCAATTGGTCCTTCTGACAAAAGATCTTTTACTTTGGCAAATTGATATACGTTATAAGTAAGTCCATCATATACAAATCCCTCGACATCTTCATATGCAGCAGTTGGCGTTGGAGCTACGCTTGCTCCACCTCCACCAAAACCTTTTATGTATTTAAAATCTTCAAGATTGTTCATTTTATATATTATTTATTTGGTCTTTTACGTCTGCTGCTGTTGATTTATTATCTAGCTCAATATTATTGACAGATACCTCAACTGTCTGAGATCCTATTTTCATTCTACCATAACCAATTGGAACAGGACCACCTTCTCCAAGAATGTTAGAAGGTCCGTCAAATAAGTAGTTTGGCTTGCTGCCATCTTCTTGGATTTTTCTAAAATCATCAAATTTTGGAGGCGACATCATTAACAATGTAATACCTGTTACAGCTAATCCTATACCTGCTCCAATTAATGCTCCTGATAAAGTCGCACTTGCTGTAGCAGATAGCCCAAGCCCAAACCCAACTGGCGCAAAAACGCCTGTGGCTATTAGCAAAACGCCAAGAACTAAAGCTAAGACTCCTTTGGTCGTATTGTTTCCGCCTCCTCCACCAGCACCCCTAATAATTGGAACGATATCTAAGGTTTCTAGCTTTTCGTTAATCATTACTAATTCAGAATTGAGAATAGAATCTGGTTTTTCTAGAGAAATGCTTTCTGGATTCATTATTTCTCTCTTATTAACAAGCACTTTATACTCTACGCTTTTTTCTGCTGCTCCTATTAGATATTTTAGGAGTTTGCCTTTAGATAAGACTTGAATAGCTCGCAATGCTTCCTTTATGGAATTTACTTTTAAATTCCAATTTTCTCTTCCCACTTGCTCTGCTATTTCTCCGTGTAAGGTAATGCTAGTCATAAAGGTGATGTCTCATTATATAAATTACCCATTTTTTGTATTGGTTAGAAAGCTTTTCGGTAAGAGAACGCTTATTTCCGGGGTGATGTAAAATAGTATCTTCTCCAAGATAAACAGCGCAATGGATAGGAAAATTATAACCTCTTGTTCTCATTATTAGAACATCGTTCTTTTTAAAATTAGAAACTTCTCTAAAACCGTTGTACTCAAAATATCTCTTTAAATAATTATCTTTTTCCTTTAATGCGGCTTCTTCGTCTGTGAATCTTTTAGTTACTATATCATTATACTCTTGCTCAGATACAGATTCTTTTAGAACCTCTAACTCTGGGCATAAATGAATATTTAAATCATGACAGAAATAATCTTTTACTAACCAAAGGCAATCAGCAAAACCTAAAAGAAAAGGTCTGTCTGTATATTGAATTTTATATCCATTTGGATAATAGATGTGAAAAACTCCACTCTGTTTATTATAAACTATACATGGTAAGCCTAGCCTTTCAGAAACAATTTCGTCTGCATTTGAAATAGCATCAAAATCTATATGAGAATGATAATAAGCCGCAAAATTAGATTGGCTATAAATATCCATCGCAAATTCAGTAGCTGAATTAATGAGGTTATCTTTCTTTTGTACCTCTAGTCCATTATCTGTATGTACTAAAACGCCGCATACTTCATTATTAGAAGTATTAGCGTGTTCTATGATTTTATTTTTAAGCTCTTCTGTTAACATAATTGTTTACTCCTTGCAAAACAATAGATCCTTCTCTTCTCTGCGTCTGTTAGTTTTTCTATTATTGACTTTTTATTTCTTGGTTGGTGCAAAATATAACCTTGTTCAAGGTAAATGCCAAAATGAGAAGGATAGTTATCTAAATACTTGAACACAATAATATCA